CGACGTTGGCAAGCACCGTCGAGTGGTTGTTCCTGCTCGGCTCGACTTTCGCCGACGTGCACGCCACCTGGTACCGGCCGGGCGGCAACAGATCGAAACTGGGCGCCTCAATGTCCTCTACGTTGAATCCGAGGGCGGTGCTGCTGCTGCTGTCGTCGTTCGTCCAATCTGACATTGCGATCCTCGCTGCGTGAAAAGCGGGCGCCTATCCCCCGCGTGTGGCTGGGCCGGATACGCTCCGGCGGGCGGTCAGCCTGCGATCTTTGCGATGATGGCGCCAAGATCGGCGGGTTCGAGCGCGTCGAGCTTTCCGCTGCGGTCCTTCGCCACCGACTTGCCGTCCGTCGCCGTGAGCAGGTAGCGCGCAGCAATCTTGCCGCCGTTGCCGTCGTCCTCGTCGACGACGACGAGACGGAAGACCTCGTCGAAGAGGTAGGGCAGCGCCTCGCCCAACTTGGCGCCTGGCATGCCGATCCCGTGGCTAACGCGCCCCGTCGCTTCGTCCTTCGTGCTCGCCAACTTCGCCGAGAAGTAGACGCCGCACGACAAGTCGCGGAAGGCGCGCATGATCTTCAGCATCTCGTCGCTGAGCGCGCCGTACGCCTGCCGAGGATCCTTCGTCTTTGCCTTCTCCGCAGAAAGCACCACCTCGCCAATCTCGGAGACGCTGTCGAGCACAACCCACGCATACCCGTGATCGCCTGCGCGGAGCTCGGCGTAGACGGCGCGCAGCGCTTCGATCGACGTCACCTCCACCACATCGGCGTCAATGTCGGCGCCGGCAAGCGAGAGGAGGCCCGCTTCGGCGGAGATGATCAGGATCTTCCCCGCGAGGCTGGCGATCAGCGTCGTCTTGCCAACGCCGGCGCCGCCGTAGACGAGGATCTTGGGGGCGCGCGCCTCGACGGCGTCGCGGAGGCTTTTCTTTGCAATCGTGATTGTCATTGTGTCTCCCTAAGCTACCTGTGAACGAACAAAATCCGTGATGCCCTCGACGTAGGTGCACACCGCATCGTGCAGGCGCCACAGCGCGTCGACATCGCCCGCGACGTCGGTAGTGACCATGTCGTCGCGCAAGGCGCCGATGACGGCGATGGCCAGCCCGATGATGTGGTGCGTCTCTCGCTTCACGGGGCGCCGCCGATGGTGAAAAAGAATGCGTCGATTGAAAGCCCTCGGCGGACGGCCTCGCGCATGATGGCGCGACGCAGTGCGGGGCGGAGTGTGGTCCATGACATGATGTGGCTCCCTGTGCTGCTGTGCTGTGCTGTGGTGCTGTCAGATGCGGGCGGCGGCGGCGCGGGCGTCGCGCTCGGCAGCGTCGATAGCGAAGGCCGGGTAAATCACGTCGGACTCCCACACCACGCGGCCATTGCGCGCGACGAGCGCGCCGTGACAGGTGTTGGCGCCGCGCATGACGCGGATGCGGAGGCTGCGGCCGGACTTGCTCGTGATCGTCGTGGTGGTCGTCATTGTGTGCTCCCTGTGTACCGGGTCGCTCCATGCGGCCCGTGGATGCACCCTACGCATGATCTCTCCTCGTGTCAAGCGCTCGATTGACAAACGACGCAGATCAGGCTAGGATGGCTTCACAACGCGGCGAGGCGCTGCGTGGGAGGCAGATCAATGCGTGTGCTTGTGGCGTGTGAATTTTCGGGAACCGTGCGGGATGCATTCAGGGATCTTGGGCATGACGCGTGGTCGTGCGATCTGTTGCCGACAGAAAAACCCGGCGCTCACTATCAGGGCGATGTGCGCGATCTGCTTGACGGGTGGGTGCCGGCATCGATGCAATCGGAGTGTGACCCTGACGGCGACGGGTGGTGTCAGGTGCGCGACTGCGATCCGGCGTGCTGCCTCTGCATCGGAATCTTGCAGGACGGGATCGAATACAAGGAAATCAACGGAAGGCTTTTTGGGCGTCCTGTGCATGCGCCGCATTGGGATCTTATGATCGCCCATCCGCCCTGCACCTATCTGACGATCTCGGCGGCATGGGCTTTCGGTGACGGTCCGTATCATCAAAAAGTGAAGCCGGGGACGTTGGTGGGCGCCGCGCGACGAGCCGCGCGCGACGACGCGGTGGCGTTTGTAAAAGCATTGCATGACGCGCCGATCGCGCGGGTTGCCATCGAGAACCCGGTTGGGGCGCTATCGACAATGTGGCGCAAGCCCGATCAGACGATCCAACCGTGGCAATTCGGCCACGATGCCAGCAAGGGGACATGCTTGTGGTTGAAGGGGCTTCCCGCAATCGTGCCTACCGACGTGTTGCCTGGTGGCGCGAAGGCTCGACGAGGCAATCAAACGGGCAGCGGACAAAACAAACTCCCACCGACGCCCGATCGGTGGAAGCTCCGCAGCCTCACCTATCCGGGAATCGCCGCCGCGATGGCTGCACAGTGGGGTGATCTGTGAAACTCCCTGATTACCAGCCAGAAACCGTCGACGCGGCGATCGCAGAACTGAAAGCGGAGATCGGGCGGCTGCGCTTCAAGTTGGCGAAGGCGCGACAACGGCACGATCGAGACGCGAGCACGATTGCGCGTCTTCGCCCGCTCTATGACATGGGCGTGGCGGTCGAGTCGTGGATCACGTCGCGCCACTGGAGCGACGAGCAGAGTCAAGCGCTGCTGACGATCGTGAAGCGTGCGCTGTTGCGCGGCGACAAGCGGAGGCGCACTTGAAATTGCGGGACTACCAGCAAGAGGCTGTGGACGCGGTGCTTGCATACTGGGGCAAGGGCGGCGCCAATCCTCTCGTCGAGGTGCCCACCGGCGGGGGGAAAAGCGCGATCCTTGGCGAACTGGCGCGCGTCGTGGTCGGGGAGTGCGGCGGGCGCGTAGTGATCGCCACGCACCGTGCCGAGCTAATCGAACAAGACGCGGCGGCATGTCGGCGAGTGTGGCCGATGGCGCCGCTCGCGGTGTGGAGTGCCAGCCTCAACAAGCGGGGCGTCGCACCGATCACCGTTTGCGGCGTGCAAACGGTGGCGAGGAAGGCGCGCGATCTGGGCGTCGTCGATGTGCTGATCGTCGATGAAGCGCACCTAATCCCGCCCGAGGGCGCGGGGCAGTATCAGACGCTCGTGCGCGGGCTGCGCGAGGTGAACCCCGCGCTGCGCATCGTGGGTCTGACGGCGACGCCGTACCGTCTCGGGCAGGGGTATCTAACGCAAGGCGAGGGGGCCCTGTTTTCGTCGATCGTCTATCGCGTGGAGATCCCTAGGCTCGTCGCGGCGGGGCACCTGGCGCCGCTCGTGACGGGTGCCGTGGGCGCGCAGATCGACACGTCGACGCTGGCCATCCGGGCCGGTGAATTCGCGATGCGCGATCTAGAACTCGCGGCCGACATCGCCGAAGTGACCGAGTGCGTGGCCGACGACGTGGCGGCGGCGCTCGCGGCAGGGCGCACGTCGGCGTTGCTCTTCGGGTGTAGCGTGGCGCACGCGGAGCACTTGGCCGAAGCGCTGGCGGCGCGTGGCACAGAGTGCGCGGTGATCACCGGAGAGACGGATCAATTCACGCGGCAAGCGATCATCGGGCGATTCAGGAGGCGTGAGCTTGCGGCGCTGGCATCGTGCGACGTCTTGACTACCGGATTCGACGCCCCGTGCGTCGATACGTTGGCGGTCGTTCGCGCCACAGCTTCGCCCTCGCTGTATGTGCAGATCGTGGGGCGCGGCATGCGCCCCGCCGAAGGCAAAACCGACTGCCTAGTGCTCGACTACGGCGGCAACATCGCGCGCCACGGCCCCGTCGACGAGATCAAGATCCGGCCGAAAAGCAAAGGCGAAGGCGGGATGCCGTGGAAGATCTGCGACAACTGTTCGGCGGTGCAACCAGCCGGCGCGCGAGTGTGCAGCGAGTGTGACTACGAATTTCCTGAGCCGGAGAAGAGGGCGAACACGGAGGCGTCGGCCCTGCCGGTGTTGTCGACGGGGGCGATCGGTGGCGGGCCAGCCTCGACGAAGCACGCCATCGGCGAGACGCAATTTCATGTCCACAAGAAGCGCAGCGGCGACGGTCCACCGACCGTGCGTGTCGACTACTACGGCGCAGAACCGGAGGGCGCGTCGTCGGCGTGGGTGCCCACGAAAGTTGCCAGCGAATGGATCTGCGTCGAACACGAGGGCTTTGCACATAGCAAGGCCGCAAAATGGTGGGCGCTGCACGTCGGGACGCGCATGCCCGCGACGGTGGCCGAAGCCGTCGAACGCCTGCGCGCGGGAGAGATGCCTAGCGTCGTCGAGATCGAGACGCGCCCGGACGGTGACTACACGCGCGTCGTGCGTCTGCGGCAGGAGGCAGGCCGGCAACCTGGCGACGACGATGTGGCAGATACGGGGGGGCTCGTCGCCGATGCGGGGGGGCTCGTCGATCCGTGGGATGGCGACGATTTGCCGTTCTGAAAAGCAACGCCCCGACCGTAAGGCCGGGGCGACACGTCGACGGAGGGAGTGGCCGGCGACGTGGAAGCAAGAGGCTAGCGCCGACGATGTCGGCGTGCAAGATGCGAAAGTGGGAGAAGAAAACATGACATCGATTGATCTGGCCCTGTCCCTCGCGGCGCGAGGGTGGCCCGTGTTTCCCGTTGGCAAGAACAAGCGACCGATCATCGGCGAGTGGACCGTGAGGGCCACTCGCGATGACGGGAAGGTGCGCGAGATGTTCGCGCCCTATCCCGCGTGCGCGGTTGGCGTGCTGTGTGGCCTGCCGTCGCGCCTCTTCGTCGTCGACGTCGACAACGCAGACGCAGGCCATCCGATCCACGAGCGGCTGGAGCCGACGCTCGTGATCGGGACGCCTCGCGGTGGCTTTCACTACTACTACGCGATCCCCGATGACGTCGACGACGTCGAGGCCGAAGAGGTCTTGCGGAACACGCAAAAGGCCGAGGCGTGCCTCGGGTATCCTGACGTCGACACGCGCGGATGCGGCGGCTACGTCGTCGGACCGGGCAGCGCGACGAACGGCGGACGCTACGAAATCCTCGTCGACGTGGAGCCGGCGCCGCTGCCGTCATGGATCGTCGACGCGATGCGTGCCTACAAGCGGCGCAAAGCTGCGGCCGTATCGGCGCCACAGTTGCGGGCGCCTACCGCGTTCGTCGACGCTGGCGCGGCCTACGAACGCGCGCGGCGGTACGTCGAGCGCATGCCGCCTGCGATTGCCGGCAGCGGTGGTCACGTCGCGACCCTCAAAGTAGCGCGCGCGTGCGCAACGGGCTTCGGGCTGGGTGAAGGCGAAGTGTTGGCGCTTCTGCGCGAATACAACGCGCGCTGCTCGCCACCATGGTCCGAGCGGGAACTGTCGCACAAGGCACGCGAGGCGACGCGCAAGCCCGACCCCAAGGGGCACACGCCTGGGCACTTGTTGGAACGCGCCTCGACGGACGTGATGCCCGGCGTCGTTTTCAGTGGCGAGGAAGCGTTGGCCGTGCGCGCCACCGTCGCTGCCGAAGTCGTCGAAGCCGTCGAGGGCGAGATCGTTGACGAGACGGCCGAGGCGCGCACTTGGGTCAAGTTGCCGGAGCCGGACGACGCGGCGCAATGGGAGCTGCTTGACGAGATCAAGGCGCTCGGCGGGTTGTGTGACACGTTCGCGTCGTGGGTGATCGCTGGCGCCGACTACCCGCAACCGGGGCTGACGGTGGGTGCCACCCTCGCGCTCGGGGCTGCGCTCGGGCAGCGGAGGTGGACGTACGAGCGCGCCACGTCGTCCAACATCATCTGCGCGGTGGCGCCAACGGCCAGCGGCAAGGGGCGCCCGCAAGGCGCGCTGGGGCAGGTAATGCGCGAACTGTGGCCGACCGCGATCGGCGCGAATGATCTCTCATCGACGACGTCGACCATCGGGCGAATCGAAGAAGCGACCGGGCACGGCGTCGGGCTGCTGCTCGTGCTCGACGAATACGGGCCGCGCCTGAAGGCGCTCTTCGACCCCCGCGCAAGCCACCAACGCGACATGCGCGCGCTGCTGCTGGCCGTGTCCACGATCGGGGCCGGTAGCTACGTCGCCTCGACGTCGTCGACGAAAGGCGGAAAAGACCGCGTGATCCGTGCGCCGGGGCTCACGATCCTCGGTTCGTCGACGCCTGCGGCCTTGCATGACGCGGTGGGGCAGATGGCGATCGACGATGGATTTCTCGGGCGTCACCTGTGGGTCGAGGGGCTGTCGACACTGCCAAAGCGCCAGCGGGCGGCGCCTGGTAGCGGAGCGATCCCTCGGGCGGTCGTGGACGCGGTGCAAGCGTGCCGGGAGTCGCACGAGGCGTGGCACCGTGGCCACCCTGAACTCGGGGACGCGGCCAAGGGCGATCGGTTGGCTATGTACGTGCCCGAAGAAGTTGAGGATGCG